TCCAGATGACGCCCCACGTGTTGGCGTCCAACCGGCCGGACGGTTCCCACCCGGCGGCCTCTTGCACGGTCTCCACGGCGTCCTGCGTGGACGCGTCGAACACCCCGGTCACATCCATGGACTGGTCCCACACTTCACGGAAATGCTGCTGCCACAACCGGAGCTTCGTGTGATCCAGCGGCGAGGTTTCCCCTGAATGGCAAGCCGCGTTGACGTCTTCCAACTTGGCGGGCCCGAAGAAGTGCCCGCTCGGCAACGGCCAGGTAGGGGCTTCCGACAGGGTAATCATGTCGTCATCTCCGTCCGTACTTCATGATGTCGTAAAGTGCAGTACCTGTGCGACAAGTTCCCAACTGAACTGGATCTTCGACAGGATGTCTCCATCCGATATGGCGGCCTGCCCGCCGCTTGCATGGAGATTGACGAGTACCTGGTCTGCGCCCATGAAGTACATAAAGTTGTCGTTCGCAGAGTGAGGTTCGGCCATCACGTAGCTGGCAAGTTGGTCAACTTCCAGATCCTTGAGTGCCGCCTGTTCCAGTGCACAGCCTTCTACCCGACCCTGCAGGATCTCGTCCTCCAGCATCGGCGTGACATCGATATACGCCATGAGGCCTTCCCTTCCTAGATCGATTCGATGTGGAGAACTTCTCTTACTGGAAGACGGTCATCTGAATGTGCACCGTCGACAGGGCAGCACCGGAAGTCTGGTAGACCTGCATACTCAGGATGTCGTTGGCAACACATTTGATCGGATAGCCGGGAAGGATGGAAGAACTGTACGTCCCACCTGTCCCCGGAATCCGAGTCTCCGAGTAGGTCAAAATGTTCCCGTTTCTCAAGAAACTGGCGGATCGGAAACCAGTGCCGTTCGTCACCCACACGCACTTGCCAGTGACCAGATAGACGCCGGCTGCCGGACAGATGAACCCGGAGGTACTCCACAGCGCCGGGTTGGCCACGAGTTCTTCCATCTGCCAGCCCCCCACCATCGCAGCCACGTCGACGTTGGTTGCATTGGCCACACTGGTCACTGTTGAACGGACCAGGCTGACGCTGACCCTGGTCGGGGCGGGAGTTCCCGGAATACCCTGGTCGCCCTTGTCGCCCTTGTCGCCCTTGACGCCCTGAATGCCTTGCGCTCCGGTGTCACCCTTGACGCCCTGAATACCCTGAGCTCCGGTAGCGCCTGCGACGCCCTGAATACCTTGGGCACCGGCAGGACCAGCAGGGCCTTGGGCACCTGTGTTACCGACCGTGCCCTGCGGGCCCGGGGCGCCCTGCGCCCCCGTCGAACCGGTGGCACCAGTAGCCCCCGTCGGACCCGGCGCCCCGGTAAGCCCAATCGGACCTTGCAGGCCCGGATCGCCTTGCGGCCCCGGTGGACCCGGATCGCCTTGCGGCCCTGCCGGGCCGCCGGAAGGACCAGGAATACCTTGAGGCCCCGGCGGGCCCGCAACCCCTTGAATGCCCTGCGTTCCCGTTGGTCCGGGATCACCTTGCGGACCTGTCAAGCCGTCCAATCCCATTGGACCTTGCGGACCCATGGCCCCTGTTGTCCCGGTGGCGCCGGTCAAACCAATAGGCCCGGTAGGGCCAGCGGGTCCATCAGGTCCGGAAGGTCCGGCAGGTCCAAGTGGCCCGGCTGGACCGACTGGACCGTCGAGTCCTTGGATTCCCTGCAAGCCTTGCGGCCCATCAACACCTATCGGCCCCGGCGGCCCCGGGGGGCCGGTGGCGGCAACCCCACCTGGGATTCCCTGCGGCCCAGCAGAGATGACTTCCACAACTTCCACGGTGTGCGCGTCGATGACAACTTCATGTGTCATACCGTCACACCTTTCTCGAACGCCACCGTGCCTTCGATCAGCGCATCTACCCGCTCCTCCGGGGGCGGGCCGGTGAGCACCAGATCGTAGAAACCTTTCTTCGCCGTCACCGCCAGCATGGTGGCCAGCGGGAAATACACGTCGATCTTCCCGCGCGGCCCGTCGATGACCACCGAACTCCCGGGGCCTTCCGAATCCAAGATGACCACAGCGCCGCCGGCCTTGTCGCGGACCTGCATCTTCGCGGTGAAGTCGGTGATGTCGATGGGCAGACCGTTGGAATCCCGGTACTTCAAATCCAGGTGGAACGTTTCGTTGGTGCGCATCGTCAAGTTGTGGGGACCGGCAGTCTTTGAGTGGCAGGTGCTCATGTCATCGTCCTCAACGTGATGTTCAAGTAGCCACCCCAGCCTCGGGCGTTTTGCGGTGGCGCACTCTGCACGAACTCCAACTGTTCGATAGTCACCAACGTACCGGTGTCATTAGAGAAGTCCTGCCACAACACGATGTCACCACCGGCTTCGATAGCTTCGATCTGCTGCAACCGGGTAATCGCCGCGCCTTCCTCACCCCACCGCTGCCCTTGCACGTCTTCTTCCAAGTCGAAACACAACACCGGCAGTTGGATCAGCCGGGTGCGTGTCGTGCCGGGCAACGCTTTGAGCTGGTAGGACGACAACTCCGCACCCAACGTCACATCGGTGGTGTGCCGGTTGAGTACAAACTTGATCGTCAAGAACTCTTGCGGACCCGAAGGGGCCCGGATGTCGATATCTGCTGACGGCATCGTGCCCTGCGCGATCGTCTGCAACGGCGACTCCACCCCGGACATACCCACCACCGACACCCCGAGCCCACCGTCCAACACCGGCCCACGGATCCGCAGCAGCTTGAACAGTTTCGGTTCCACTGTGGAATACCGGATGCGGCTGGTAGTCAGATAACCGTTAGCTTGCTTCGCCCCGGTCGGGTCGGTGTAAAACAACCCGTCCGCAGCGGTGCCGTAGGCGACCGAGTCGGAGTTGCCGACAAGGGTGCACGACCCCACCGCCGACGTAGACGCCACGTGGTACACGTCCCACGCGTAGGCGAACCGCAGACCATCGATCGAATAGCCGAGATCGATGCGCCCCAGACCGGACTGCCCGTCCATGCCCGCGCTGATACCGAAGTACAGGAACCGGTCCCGGGCAGCGAAGCACTTCACCGGCTCGGTGGTTTCCATGATGAGCGGCCCGTAGGCGATGTCCGCGTTCTCATCGGTTGTCCCGACCCGCACCCCACGCGACGTGCCGATACCAACCAGGTTCCCCAGGTACCCGTAGACGGCGTGAATGTTCTCGCCCTCCGGTACCTCGGCTGCGGTGATACCGGTGGACAGGGCAGGTAGGTTCCCGTCAGATGCTTGGGGTATGAACTTGAAGATCGATGACTTACCGCCGGCGTAGCCAGCCACGTAGATAGCCCTGGCGCCTTCCGAGATGGACGACCACGTCCACAACGCGTTCGGGTGCGTGTACACAGGTGTCGCTGGGAGAGTGGGTCCACCACTGACCAGCTCGTACACTGCTGTATCCAGGCAGGCAATGAGCCGTTGCTTCACCCACGCGATCCGCACCCTCGTGGTGGTGATAGTCCACAACTGCACCCACGTCATCGTGCCGTTGCCGTCCGGCATCGCAGCCCTGTAGATGCCGTCTCCGGTGGCGATGAACACGTTCGCGCCGTCCGTGCAGATCGCCACAATCGTCTCACCCGCCGGGGCAGGAGTGGTACCGCTGTACGTGGTATCCGCAGACTGCTGCGACACCGCCGCACCAGTCGCCCACATCATCATGTTCTTGTTGGTGGCCGTCGAATATCCGATAACCCCGACGATCGGCGCCGCCGCGATACGAGCCATCGCCGGTAGCAACGTCAACCGTCCAGCGGTCCACACATCCACACCACAAGAACTCGCGTACCGGGTCTCGATGATCTCCGGGTGCCCGACGTTGGAGTATCCGCCACGGGTGTTCGGGTCGTTGTACAACTGCCCAGCACCACCGTGGAAGCTGAACTGGGAGCGGTACCACCAGTTTTCCAGTGACTGCTCACCGGCCTGCCCAGCGGTGTCGAGCTGCTGCTTACGGAACGGCGCCGTCTGCCTGCGCACCGGCCTATCCGGGTGCGCCGCCGACAACCAGCCCATCCCGCCAAGACCGTAGGAGAAGTCGATATCGATCTCAGGTAACGACGCCGCTGTACCTACCGGGGACGACAGGTTCCCGGGCAGTCGGGACAGAACTTTCATCGACATGAGAGGTCACGTTCCGAGGAAGGTGACCTGGAAGTGTGCCGTAACGTTCAGTGACGGCCCCGCGTTCTGGTACACAAAATGTTCCAGATAGTCGTTGGCGGCCAGTTTGAGAACCTTGGTCGATCCGACGTAAGTGGGGAACCCGCCACCAACCGGGTTGACCCGGTTGACGAGCGGGAACACAGCGCTGCTGTTGAGGCGAACATCGGATCCGCGAGTTCCGGTGGCGTCGAAAGGGAAGATGGCCTGGCAGGTGACCAAGTAGAACCCGGCGACGGGCAACAGAATCCGGTCGACTGGGGTGTTGTGTCGGGCACGGGTGTCCCATTCTTCACTAACCGCCGTGTACGGAATCTTGGTCGAGTTCCCGGGGAGGCTAGGGATTGGGAATGTTCCAGCTAACGACGTGGTATCCGCTGGGCCGATCCAAAACCCGGACTGGTCGATACGTGAGATTGACACATCAAGATGGTTGACGACTTCCAGATACGGCTTGGTATTGGTGACTGCCGGCTGCGCTTTCAGTTGCAGCACCGGATCGACAGCTCCAGTCTGGTTGATGACCGCTTGGGTCATCGTGGACTTACTGTTCGCGGTGATCCCCCCACCGGGGGCGACTCTGAACACCGGTACATCAACGCTGTTGAGGATCCGGAACGGATCGGCTGTCGCCGCTGGGGCCATCTTCACCTGCAACGGCACCGCAGTAGGAAGCAGCGCAGTCAAATCCACCGTCTTACCGGTGAACACCGAGTTGCCACCCTCAGAAGTGACCAGGCCACCGTCGACGGTGGTGATCGAATCAAACGACGCGTTTCCGAGCTGGTCGACGTACGCGACCGTGTTCGCACCCGGGTCCTGCCAGTTCTGCAACCGGGCGCTCTGACTGGTGAACCCTCGCACCGTCAATGCCACCGTCGTCGCGTTGGTGGCGACGATGGTGGTGGACTTGAAGTTGCCGGTGATCGCACCGGCGTTGATGTTGGTGAACGTGTTCGCCGAACCATCCAACGTCTTGTTCGTCAACGTCTGTGTCGTGCTCGTACCCACCACAGCCACACCCGCGATCAGGCCGTGCACCCCAGTGGACGCAGTGACGTGGTTTTGGATATCTCGGAAATCCTGCGCGGTCGCCGTATGCACCACCATGGCGCCCGTCGAATGGGCCTGCGCGGAACTGCCGTCTGCGCCACGGATAACGGTCAACGTGGTACCAGCCGCCGCAGTCACGTCCACGATCTCGTTGGCTGGTGCTTCGAAGTCGATCGTCAACCGGTACGGGTAGGAGATGGGGAAACCGCTAGCCGACGCAACAACGATGGACGTGACGGAGGCGTCGATCGGGGCGGCTAGCGTCGTTTCGACCGCAGTGTTGCTGTACTGGCGGACCACAACGCCTCCCTAGAACTGCACCCGATGAACGGCCACACGGTGACGGAGCTGCAACCGCCGCTGCTCCTCAGCCAACCGCTGCTTGAACAATTGAAAGAAATACCGGCCGGCGTTCAATGTTGACCCTGGCGGGATCAGTTGCGCTTGGGTTTGGGACTCGATCGATTCTGACTGCAACCTCGAAGACTCGGCGAACCCGATCAACCGAGAACACGCCCCATACACGACAACGTCACGGCAGTTGTCGTCCAAACCGGTGTCGCAGAAATCCACCGAGATGTCGTCCAGTTCACACGGGCGGGCACCGTAGGTGAGCCGCACCGGACGGCCGGGCATAATCGAATCCCCGATCTCCACATCCACCGACTTCGCTGTAGTCGACTGCCGCCAAAACCGCAGCGGCATCCACACCAGGGATGGCCCCGGGGGTTGCCATTCGGCGGACAGCAACGTGTCCGCGTCCGGCGGCAGGGTGTAGTGCAGACGGGCCGCGACGTACGGGAACAGGGTTGTCTTCACCGCGTACAAGTCGGGGTACACAGAGTTGATGGTCTGGTTGATGGCTTGCCCGATGATGTGCCTCGGGGTGCGGGGGTTGTTGATGATCCGGTCACCGATCCCGTGCACCGCAGCGGCAGTGGCCAGGTACGCCCGCCCGTACGGGGGGATGGTGACCGTGTTCTGCACCGCATCTTTGCGTTCCACGTAGATCATCTCGTCACCGATCTCGATGACACCGCGGCTGATCTGCGAAGCATCAGCCACCGTGAACGTCAAATCCGTCTCGGAGATCGGCTGCAACATGTACGTCGTCTGCTCTTGGCTGCGGGTGTAGCCGAGCAGGTTCTCGTACACTTCGTCTTTGAGTTCCGCGAAGACCGTCATGGCAGGCGGCTCGCTGCCTCATCGACACCAAGACCGGTGGTGCCGGCCAGCAAGTTCAGGATCCCGGCGAGTTCGAGGAACGTCTTCGGGTCTGTGCGACCAGCTTTGGCGTTGACTT